ATGATGCTCAAGATAGAAGAGATGAAAATGAATGGGCTCTTGATGGTAATACACCAGATGAAGGTTTGAAAGCATATGCCTTACTTGAATATCTTGTAGATAACGAGGGGGTTAGTATATTAAGTAATGATGACCGAATAGAGATACAAAGAATTAATGATGAGATAGAAAGACTCAATAATGAATACGATGCCGACGAAGAATTAAGAGGAGATTTATTGGATGAAATAAGTGAACTTGAAGATGAATTGGATAACTACACTGACTATATTGATGTGTACCATATCATACCAACTGGTAGGTTTTATGATACAACTGAATTTGAGGTAATAGATAGTTCGGTTAGTAATAACAAATACGCTGTTGGTGATGACGATGAAATGAAATCAAGTTGTGAGGATTACATTGAAAATTTAATAGATGATATTGGATATGAAGGATTTAATGCAGGATTCGCAAGACAATTCTTGGATACAGAAGCAATCATTAGTTATGCTGAAGATGTATATGAACAAGATGTTAATGATAGTCCTGACTCTTATTTTGATGACAGTGAAAGAATGTTGTCCAACAAACAAGAAGAAACAATTGAAATATTAAGAAAAAGAATTGAATATAACGCAAATACAATTTCTAAATTAGAGGAGCAAATGGACGGTGAGAATGATGATGATATTCAAGAGAAGATAGATGAATTAAATGAACTATCTGAAGAGTATATTGCTGAAATTGAAGAGATTGAGGAGGACCCTGATGGTGATTTCCCTGAAGATTTAATTGATGATAAAATCAAAGATTTAGTTAGTGATGTTAGATATGACCCAGAATCTTTTATGGAGAGCTTCGGATTATCTTGGTCAGAATATGTAGATAAAGATGAGTTTATTGAAGGAGTGATTAGTGCTGATGGTTATGGTCACACGATTAATAGTTACGATGGAACTGCCGATGAAATTTATGTTGGGGAGAAGTTATTTTATGTAATGAGAATTGATTAATTATTCATTAATTTTATAATTGTAATATGAGTAGAAAGAAAAAAATAGCATTTAAATTAAATCCTGAATGGATGTTCAAAGAACCATTGGATTTTGAATACAATAAATACACTTTATTGGATTACATACAGAAATGCGAAAAAGGTTTTGATAAGATGGAAGTATACCCTGATTTTGTTGAGATATCCCTTCATTTGGCAAACTTACAATCAATAGTTAAGGAAAACACATTATTACTTACTAATAAAAAATTCGAATCATGTGATGACGAAATACTAGTTAAGGAACTTATACCCAAGAAACCAAGAGAACTTACTGAGGAAGAGGAAAAAGAATTGAATGAAACTATTAAGTTCTCAGGTAGTAAGTTGTTCGACACCTTCAATATGGCTAAAGCAATATGGAATATTGCATATGATAGTATTGACGTACAATTAAAGAAAAACAAAAAAGGTTTAGTGTCTGGTTCAGGATACGTTTTCTTTTATCAAAAAGAAACTGAGACATTATTTGTGTGGGAATATCAAATCAGAAAACCAAAAACAGATAAGCAAAACAATAAGACTTATCTTAATTTAATTTATAACGGACCTGTTGATGAACTTACAATGACTAGTGTCCTTGATACTTTCTCAACATGGAATTCAACCGAGTTTTATAAAGAATTACCAATCTTTGAACTTAAATGTTCCCAAAAATTCCCAATGGAAGAAACCATGGTACCAATTATGAAAAGAAAGATTATGGCTTATGTATTTCAAATAGTAAATTTTGAAAAAATAAGTAATAATTTTGACTCTTAAGTGTAAGTTTATTATACTTTACCCATGGGATTCAACAAACGATGGGTCGTACTTGATAGATGTATCGACGCCCTTAAAGAGGGAAAACTAAAACAATATTATGGTAAGAGTGATATGCTTCATTTTGAAGACGACACAAGTGCGTTCATTCACGACTTATATTGCCAAGGTAAATCGGATGAAGAAATTCTAATAATTATTAATCAATTAAACACGGAGGAAACAACCAATGAAGTGCATTAAAACAATCAAGAAAACCAACTCAAGAGAGGTTGGAGAGATAATCAGAACGGAAGAGAAAGAAGCTATCTCAAAAGTTAGTACAGGTGTTTGGGCTTATTGTCCAAAATCAGAATGGAAAACTTATACAGGTAGAGGTAGAGGTAAAAAAACCGAACAAATAACCGAACAAGTAACGACTAAGAGAGGAAAGAAAAGTAATGACAAATAGAACCTTTGCAATTTTTATGGTATCTATGATGGCAATATTTGTGATAATAATGTTTTCATCAAAGGTAAGTGATGGTGGTAGTAACCCACAAATGAATCACGATAGAGTTAAGTATCTTAGAGATAGTCTTGAGATGGAGTACTATAAAAAACAGTTGGAGTCATATCCATACGACCATAGTAAAATAAAAGACACAACAGTAATAAAGTAACAAATGACAAACGAAATGGTAAACCATCCCAACCATTATGGTGGGGAAAACAATCCATACGAAGTAATAAAAGTATGTGAAGCTTGGGGACTTGATAAAGACGCCTACATCTTCAACGTAGTTAAGTATGTTGCAAGGGCTGGTAAGAAAGACCAAGCAAAAGAATTAGAAGACCTAAAGAAGGCTTCGTTCTATTTGGACCGTAAGATTAAAAACTTAGAATTATGATTTATTGGTTAACAGGACAACCTGGCTCAGGTAAGACAACATTAGCTAAATCAATTATGGAGTTAAGATACTTTAGTGATTGGTTCCATATTGACGGTGATGATATTAGAGAATTATTCAATAATAAAGATTACTCTAAAGAAGGTCGGATGAAGAATATACAATTAGCACAACATTTAGCTCAATATCTTCACTCAAAAGGACAAAATGTTTTAGTTTCTTTAGTATCACCATATAAAGAACAAAGAGAATTATTTAAAGTTAAACTTGAAAATGCGATAAAAGAAGTTTATGTTCATACCTCAGAAGTAAGAGGTAGGGAACAATTCTTTGTTGAGGATTATGAACCGCCAACAGAAAATTATATCGATATGTGTACTGATAACATCACTGTTGCAGAATGTGTTGAAAAAATATTCAAAAGATAAGATGGAAAAAATACACATAGAGGGAGACCCTAAATTAAAGAATAATCCTGGTAAACAGTTTTCAATGTTTATCGGAAGATGGCAACCATGGCACGATGGACACAGGTGGTTAATCGACCAACGACTTGAACAAGGTAAGAATGTTCTAATTTGTATTAGAGACATTGAACCTAACGAACAGAACCCATTTACCGCACAAGAGGTACATGATAACATAACCATTAAATTATTTAACTTAATTCACGAGGGAAGAGTTATTGTAATGGTAATACCTGATGTTGAATCGGTAAACTTCGGAAGAGGAGTTGGATATGATATCATAGAACATTTACCACCACAAGAGGTGAGTGATATCTCAGCCACTAAAATAAGAGAACAATTAAAACAAGAAGGTAAATTATAATGTTAAAAACAAATAGAATCATTATAGGAGACTGTATTATTGAAATGGGAAAACTCCCTGAGTCTACTGTTGACTTGGTGGTTACTTCTCCGCCATACAATGTAGGCATCGATTATGATAGTCATGACGATAGAATGACGATGGAAGACTATTGGGAGTTTACTGAAAAATGGTTATCTAATACATATCGTCTATTAAAAGATGATGGTAGGATTGCTGTTAACATTCCTTATGAAGTTAATGTTCAAGACAGAGGTGGTAGAATTCTATTCATGTCTGAGTTTTGGTCCATAATGAAAAAAGTTGGGTTTCAATTCTACGGACTTGTAGACCTTGACGAAAACTCACCACATAGAAGTAAAACCACAGCATGGGGTTCATGGATGTCACCAAGTAGTCCTTATATATATAACCCTAAGGAATGTGTTATTTTAGCCTACAAGAAAGACCGAATCAAAAAAGTTAAGGGAGAACCGCAATGGAAAGGTGAGTTGGTTGATTTAGAACAAGAAGATGGTACAATCAAACAAAAGATGATGTATCAAGATGAAGACAAGAAAGAGTTTATGAGCTTGGTATATGGTCAATGGGAATACTTTGCCGACACCAAACAACAGACTAAGGCAACATTCTCAATGGATATTCCAATGAAAGCCATTAAAATATTAACCTATAGAAACGACGTGGTACTTGACCCTTTCGTAGGTAGTGGTACAAGTTTAGTCGCTGCTGAGGTTAGTGGAAGACGGTGGATTGGTATTGAATTAAGTGAGAATTATTCGAAAGTTGCTAAAGATAGAGTACAAGTTTTTATAGATAAGAAAAAACAAATCGAATTAGATTTATAATAAAAGGGTCATACGACCCTTTTTTTTGTTTATACGAATATTTATTAAGAAAACTATAAATGGCTGAAATTATAATTACTGAACGTCAATTTGCCTTAATTAAGGTGAACACCCTTTCAGAACATACAGATGAGAATGGTGAACTAATTAACGAAGCCGCTTGGTACAATACAGTAATGGATATTTTGGGTATTATTGACCCAACACCTATTGTTGATATTGTTAATGCAACATCATACTTTATTCAAGGAGATACTCTTTTTGGAGTTTTATCAATTGTTGGGGCAATACCATATGCAGGTGATTTTGTGGCAAAACCTGTATTGGGGGCACTAAAAGTTGGAGGACCATCTGTTAAGGCTTTAGAGTCTGCAATAAAACTTTCTAAAGGAGCTGCTGTAGGTAGTAAAGAATATAGAGCAGCCACTGAAACTATAGAACAGTTAGCCAAACAACCAGGTGTAATAGGAACTTTCCTTCAGAAAATGGGAGGGTCTTTCGGCGAGAAAGTTATTAAAACAATTGATGAAATACCTGCAGGACCTTTCAAAGGAATGAAAAACACAATAAAAAGTTATTTCCAATTATTAAGTAATGCTGGTAAAAAAAGTGTTATGTTCCAAAAAAGAGCTGGGGTTCTTGCAAAAAACTTCCAAAAAGGAACTGCCGCTGTCAAAGATGTTGAACTTCTAAAAAATTATCTTAAAACTCAAAAAGTATTTAATCCCGCCACTCTTACTAAACCAGGATTCTTTACAAATGTATTTTTTGGGGGGATTCCAAGATTATTTAGAAGTCCATCCCAAAGAAGATTAAGAATTTTAATGCAATCTACAAAATGGTGGTTAGGATTCCTTGATTATGTTGGTTTAGGTAACTGGGTAGGTGCGGAAGAATTATCTAAAAAAATGGGTGATGAAAATTTTATGAAAAAAGTTGATGAATATAATCAAACACCTGAAGCTAAACAAAACTTTGAAGACCAATTTGGTTCAGAAAGAGTTGAAGGTCAAACAAATAATCAACAAAGTACGTCTTCATCCACAAGTTCAGAACCAAATCTTGACCCATTAGCTAAATTTTTAAGAGGATTGTTTACAGGACAAATGAATCCAATCCCTGGAATGTAAATTAAATAATATATAATGGCAAAGAAAATTATAAGACTAACAGAGTCTGATTTAACTAATATTGTTAAGAGAGTTATTAAGGAACAAAATCAAATGAGTGGACAGGATGTGTTTGAATTTCAAACGGCACTTAATGATTACTTTAAAATGAAAAAGGTAATGGTTAACGGTAAGTTATATCAAGTACCTGTAGATGCGTTATGGGGACCAAAAACAGTTGAAGGTCTTAAAATGTTTCAAAAGGCTGAAAAAGTAAATCCTGATGGAATTGCAGGACCTGACACATATAAAGCCTTACATAAATTAGGGTTAGACCAAGATATTTTTGATAAAATCATTAGTTGGATTGGGGACAAACTTAGTTAATTAATGAAAAGAATATTATCAGAAACAGGACTTAGAAACATCAATGCTCTTAAGGAGAGATATCAAAAGGCGGAGATTTATTTCCACCAAGATTTGGACGGTGTAACAACGGCAATTGCAATGAAGAAATACCTTGAAGATAATGGTATTGATGTTGTAGGTGCACATATCATTCAATACGGTGACAAAGAGTTCTCTGTTAAAAAGAATGATGCTCAAGGTGATGTGATGCCAGTCCTTGTTGACTTTGCTCACGGTAAACCAATGTTTGTGATTCACACTGACCACCACGACAAACAAGTTGGGGTTGAGAAAGGAACATCAAAACAATTTAGAGGAGCTCGTTCAAACGTTGAAACAATCTCACAAGTCGTGTCACCAACTGATTTATTCCCATCGTCAGATATTTTACTAATTAATACTGTAGACTCTGCGGATTATGCCAAACATGACATAACACCACAAGAAGTTGTTAACTACATCTACAGAATAGATAAAGATTCCTCGCTCCAAAGAAACAAAATGTTGTTGGGGTTAGTAATCAACAAATTACTTTTAGCGTTTAAAAACAAACCAGGATTCTTAGAATTTTTGGTTATGGATTCTGAACCATCTTTAATGTCGATACTTAATAACATTAAAACTTGGATGACAAGAACAAACGCAGCAAAACCTGAAGACCTACAAAAAAATGCGCAAGATTATGCCGACAAAATGAAGGACTACCCAACGGTGTCTGATAACATTATCTTCCAATATGGTGGGGGTAGTATGTTTAAACCTGGGTCTTACGACAGATATACACCATTCAGAAATAATCCTGAAGCAGACTTTCTCATCATGGCGTGGCCGATGGGACTTGTTCAAGCTTCTTGTAATCCATTTAAGAAAGAAAGAGAACTTAAAGGTGTTAATCTTGGGGAAATAGCTCAAGAGGTAATCGGTAAGTGGAAAGACCAATTAAAGGAGAGAAAGATACCACTATCAACTATGAAGTGGGTTAGTGAGACAAGTACAGGACCTGAAAGTGTTGGGTTTACCTTTAAAGATTTTGATGCTCTTTACGGTGGTAAATTCATGTTTATGGATGGGGGAGAAGAAATATTAGGTAGAATTGAGGAAATGATGGAGAAACCATTCAGTGAATTATCTGAAGAAGAAATCTCATTGATGGACAAAATTGGAATTAATGCTTGGGACCTTATTCAATCCAACTCGGGTGGGCACAAATGTATTACTAACATATCGGGACTTAACTACTTAGGTAGAGGAAAGAGACCGCCACAAGGACAATATAGATATGATTCTGAAAAAGATGATTCACCATCTGTTAAGTTTACAAAAATGATTGCAAACGAATTCCAAAAAGTATTAAAAGAAAAAATTGCGGAGTCTAAGAATTCTTCTGAGGATTAAGATAGGTCGTAAGTGATACTATCTCCAGCTTGGATATTAAGTATTTCACAAGAACCACCCTCAATTTCTAATATAATATTACCATTCCCACAATAGGAAGGACAATCAAATTCATCATTACATGGAGGACAATTGTGATGTATATTTACAATCACATTGTTCTTTATAATGATTATATCTAAAGGAATAATACAGTTTTTCATCCAAAAACATTGTTTATTACCTTCCATTAAGAATAATAAACCATTAAACGAATCGTCAAATGTTTTACCCATCATACCTATTGATTGGGATTTTTTGTCAATTAAAGTTTTGACATTAAAGATATTTTCATTAATTTTGACCTTCATACTTAATAAATACTATGAAAAAGATTAAATCAATATTGAAAGAGATTTGGTTGGGATTTAAAATTTCGGAAGAAAATAAACATAAATCTCAATGGGGGAAGTTTTAAACTTTATACTTAAAGAATATTATGGATAAAGTAAAAAATAGTTATATAATATATGGATTATAAAATTTTTGTTATTTCATTAAAAAGAAGACAGGATAGGAGGGAAAAAATTTCGGAATTATTTGAAAAAAATAATCTAAAGTTTTCTTTTTATGATGCAATTGATGGACGTGATTTAATTGTTACGGATGAGATTGAAGAATTATTTTTAAATAATGAGTTTGAAGAGTGGGG